TTTACCTATTCTTGGTGTTGGTGCCCAACCTGTAGTATACCCACAGTTAAAACAGTTGTAACTTATCTTAGCACCACTAGTGATTACACCTGCTCTGCCTCTAGTGTCATTGCACATAGGACAATCGAACGTACTCCAACCACTAGGTGTACGTTTAGTTTTAGCCGGCATATAATCCAATACTAGTTTGTGTACCGATGTAACTAATTCAGATAATTCCATACTGTAATTATACTAGAAGTAAAAGAGAATGTCAAGTACTAGTTTCTAAGTAAAACTTGTTCTACTGTACCTGCGTTGGTGCTGTTTGGACTATATTGAAATCTTATACTGTTATAGTTACCTGTAAAGTTGTACGGCAAGGGGCCTGTCGCACTCGTAAGAGGTATTCTAAAAATTTGTGTACCCAAAGGATCAATACCAAACCATTTAGCATCATCTGAAGATGCTACTAAGTCATTGTTACCTTGAACATAAATGTTGCCTGAGAAGTTAGTGCAATAAACAGCAAGTGTGTGCCTAGCACCTCTAAAGTTCTTACGTGAGTTGCCATCTAATGAACTGCTCTGGAAAGTGTTTGCAGTATCTCCGTCATTTATATTAGTTACTTGCAACCAAGTATTGGCAGTTTGGGTAGCCGCTGGTACTTTAAGAGCATCGTCTCTAACTATAACAGTTATACCTAACTTGTTGTTCTTGTCTGCATATATTGGTGTTTTAGAACCATTTGAATCCAACTGTGATATAATAAGTTTGTAATTACCAACTGCTAAATCATTTAAATCATCTTCTGTTAAAGTTAGTTTTGCACTACCTTTATCAAGTTCTGCTATTAAGAATTTTGTTAAAACACGTTCTGCATTTTCAAAACTAATTAGTTCAGCCTGAAATTCGCTGTTTTTAACATTCTGCAACTTTCTATCTTTGTTTCTAACATCAAAGAAGTAATCGTTATCCATTCCTTGGTATGCTATAATTTCTGTTCTATTCATAGATGAGTTTTCCAAATAGGAGAAACTGTCTCCTATAACTATATTTATCGCAGAGTTGTTATATTTGTATAAAGTATAATTTGACATATTCTATTCCTGTACTACTATTTATTTAAAAAGCATAAATAAAAACAATGCCTGATAGCAAACAAACATTTAATCAACAAGAGATTGAAGAAAACTATCCTTTTCTTACCTGTGTCAACTATGGTGGGAAAGACTACCTTGGTATAGTTACCAATCGAGATAAAACTTTTTTAAGTATGTTCGATATGGATTTGATATCTAATCCTGCAAACACAAAAAGATTTGTAGAACTAGGTGAGAACTGGTGGTGGGAAAGTAATAGGCAAATACCAATAGATGTATTTTTATTCCAAGAACTTATTCCGTTTAGATATGCCATACGAACTTTTGAAAACAAACACATAGAAGTAAAGTTTGGACCTGTAACAGAAATTAATAATTTGGTTAAGAAACGTATTAAAAGACGTACAATAACTTTAGTAAAGAACGTTCCGTCTAAAGACTCTCAATAATTTTATTCAACTGCACCACAATACTCACAGCATAACTCAATGCGTGGCTTCTCTTAAAGAAGTAATCCTCTGTCTTTTCCCATACTTCTTTTTCAATTACTTCCCAAGTATGACCTACTAGATGCCTTTTGCCAGGTCTAATCATTGCAAGTATCATTGCCAACTGCTCTATACTCTTGGGAGGATGTTGTTCTATAATAGCAAAATGATTACTGATGTGTGCTAGTTGCTCAACTATTTCCTTGTGTTCAAACAAACTCCAGTTGACTTCTGTCTCTAATAGTTTATCTAAGTGAGTCTCATTCTCGATACCGTTGTATATTCCGTTGTTTAGTAAATCTATTTTAAAATAACCTCGTTCTTCTGCTTCATCATAAGGTATGGTTGAAATGTTTTGTATTGGATACTTTGGTATGTTTTGTAAATACACACCTGAGTTGTGTTTGGTTAAGTCGCCATCTTTTTCTTGACTGGCATTTATATACCTAGGCAACTTATCCAGCAACAAATCTCTATTTGCTAAATCAATATCTACATCAAAATCTAGTTTCATATGTTTGCCTGTTCGCCTATTTCTTGTACTGTTTGCACTTCTTCTGGATTCTTTCTAAATAAGTCTCTCCAAAATACAGGATCTGCTATATCTTTTATCATATCAATTTGTTCTTTATTAAACTTAGTCCAAAGTCCTTGTCCACTCTCAGTTAAAAACATTAACCAAGGAGATATCTTTCCTGCTTTAATATGAAATACTGCAAGTGGAGTAGTTACTTGCTTGAAGTAATTTTGTAAATCTGTATTATGTTCTTTACCCCATTCTGTCATTGTTAAAATTGTGCGTTCAATTGCCTTTAGAGCAGGCTCTTTTTTAACGTATTGATTCAAGTACTTTGTATATGTTGTATCAGATGTCCACAGTTTTAATTTTACACTATTCTTAATGCAATATTCTGTATACTTCTCAGGGTGTAGTAAATCTTCTTTTGCAAGTTTTCTACCATACTTAACAAATGACATATAGTATTGACTGTTGGCAAAGTCATCAAATGTTTTAATTTTAGTAGCATTAGTAGATAATTCATAAAACATTTGAAATGCTCTAAGTCCTAATCTCACGTGGGTTAAATCTTTTTCTGTGAACCTTTGTTTCTTAGGACACATATGAACGGCAAGAGTGCGTTCACTAGCAAAAGACTTACCACAATACTTACACTTCATTTTAAAATTTCTTTAATTTCTTTATCATCATATCCATAACCAACCAAGAAGTCTTTTATTTCTTCTTTAGTTGACAACCCAATAAACAGTTCTAATTCATCTGTTTTAGTATTTGGAAATAGTTTTCCAAATTCTTCCATTATTTTATTTTTCTTTCTTTTAGATGTAGGAGCCTTTACATAAGGATGCCACATCTTTCTACCTGAGCCTGCTAAACATAAACATTTCCAAACTAACTCAGGGTGCCTACTTGAACCTGCGGCACTCCAATTATGATTAACACAATCATTTACCATTGTGAGATAATGCGAATCATATGGTTGCCCTTGTACAGAAGACGCATATCGTTGCATCATCCAAAAGTTAATGCCTTTCTTTTGGTCATCTGACAATCGAGTATAGTAATTCATATCTCTTTTGTCTAGAGCCAACATTACATCTGCTATCTTAGGTACTGCCATTGTTCCTCGTTTGGTCTTTACTTGCATCTAATTTCTCAAAAGTTTTATCATACCAAGCATTACTACAATATGCATCACAAAATACATTCATTTGATCCGGAGTGTGATACTTGATGTCCATTACATTTAAAAGTTTATCGCACTCTGCACATTTTAGGAATCTACTCACCTTCGAACTCCGTCAATGTCCTAACATCATAACCTGATTGTCTTATTATAGCACTTCCTCCCAAATTGGGCAAGTCTATTACTGCTAAAATTAAAATATTCTTTTTAGGTATATTAAATTGCTTATGTACTAACTTTGCACAGGCAATTGCTGTGCCTCCTGTAGCAATTAAATCATCTATAATAATCACATTGCCTTTAATAGGAGATATCTTTTGTATGTGTAACTCAGATGTTCCATATTCCAGTTCGTATTCTATTCTATGTGTAGGGTTAGGCAACTTGCCTGGTTTCCTAGCAAGTACAAACGGAATGTTTTTACTTAATGCAATAGGAGAACCAAAAATAAATCCTCTGCTTTCTATTCCCACAATACAATCAGCAACTGTTAAATTACAAATATCTTCAAACTCTTTCATCACTAAATTAAATGCTTCAGGAGTTTCCAAAAGACTTGTGATGTCTCTAAACTCAACTCCTTCAATAGGAAAGTCTAAGACTGTTCTAATATATTTGTTTAACTCAGTCATTAAAAATATCTACTTGTTCCCAAGGCATATCTTCCTTACCAAAGTGTCCATAATTAGTTGTCTTGGTCAAGTCTAAATCAAATAAATTAAATCTTTCAATTATACCTTTTGGTGTTAAATCAATATTGTTCATAAAATAATCTGCAAACTCTTTTCTTACTTCACCATCTGCATATACATATATACTAGTTGGTTCTTTTACACCAATAGCATAACTTAATTGTACTGTGGCATTTTTTGCCTTGCCACTTGCTACAATATTCTTTGCCAAGTAGCGAGCCATATAAGCCGCACTTCTGTCTACTTTGGTACAGTCTTTACCACTAAAGGCTCCACCACCGTGTGGTGCATAACCTCCATAAGTATCTACAATAATTTTTCTGCCTGTTAATCCTGTATCGCCATCTGGACCACCAATAACAAATCTACCTGTTGGATTAATTAACCATTCAGTTTTTAATAGGTGTACTTGGTCTTTAACAACGGGCAGTATAATGTCCATTACACGTTCTCTAACGTCTTCTATGCTTACTTCTGCACTATGCTGAGTACTACATACCACTGTCTTAATATCAATAGGCTTGCCAACACTATCATAATTAAAAGTAACCTGTGCTTTGCTGTCAGGTCCTAACCAATCTGCTCCATTATGTCTAGCAGTTTCTAATGCCTTTAGTATTTCGTGACTATAATAGATTGCACTGGG